GCCCGAACTGCCGATCTTTGCACCATAGCCCGAACTGCCGATCTGTGCACCATAGCCCGAACTGCCGATCTGTGCACCATCGCCCGAACTGCCGATCTTTGCACCATCGCCCGAACTGCCGATCTGTGCACCATAGCCAGAACTGCCGATCTTTGCAAATCTGCCCGAACTGCCGATCTGTGCACCATCGCCCGAACTGCCGATCTTTGCACCATAGCCCGAACTGCCGATCTGTGCACCATCGCCTGTATCAATATCAGATTCAGGCATATCATTGATTGTTTTCTCATACAGAAAATCAACGCAAGCTTTGATAAAGCCATCAAATCCAAGCTTTAATCCCACACGGAGCTTCCTGGTTGCGCTCTTATCACCACTTTTCTTTGGCTTGTCAAGTGCCTGCACAGTTGAAAATTCAGAAAATTTTCCATCTTCCCTTACAAGCGGGTAATAATTAAGGACATCGAAAGGATTTACGCAGTAGTGCATCATGCCATCGATGCATATCTCGTTACCGTTTTCTTTAAATACTGTGTTTTCTGCGTACTGCTTTCCTTTACAGACAAGACCGGGTTCATACGCTTTATAGCCTTCTTCGTAAATATTCTCATTAATGTTTTCAGCCATTAGTTTTCTCCTCCTAATCATCTTTCCTGTTTCCGCAGACGAGCTCGATCCGCTCAATCTGTTTTCCTAAACGGGCATGGTTTGAGTTTGCTCATGTTTCCTTCGATACAAGATTTATTCAACTTCTTCCCTTCTTTCTGACAATATTGTAAACGTCAACTTCTGTGTCTTTCTTCTTTGCTTCTCTCTCTTTGCGGTGCTTTTCATCCGCACGTTTTTTCTTTTCACAGGTTGCATGGCATCCTATGTGCCGTTCCTGACATCCTCGGCAGCATGTGTATTTATCATTCATTTTTCCCTGCCCATCTGTTCTTCTGTGTAACCTACGTGTGTGATGTATTCGTCCATTGATTCGTTCCACTTGTCACGATCTACCCACTCAGGCGGATAGCTTTCTTCACGTTCCAGATGAATGACTTGGAATACGAGCCAGCACATGGCCACCACCGCCACGGTGAAAATCACTAAACTGATAGCCACAAGAATCATTTCAGTTACCTCCGTATCGTTTTTCATAAGGCACAAACATGTCTGCAGTTACATACTGCTGAATAGCTCTGTCAATCCTGTCCTTGGCATATGACAGCTTCTTGTCGCCGTTGCCGTAGAAGTCTTCATTGATCTCGTCACAGTATTCCTGTTCCGTCCGCATGTACTCATCACGAAACCGCTCAAGGTCATCAGGGTTCATGCCGATTTTCCCCAGCGTGATTGTAACGATGTCAAGGACAAACGTGCGTTGATGATTCCGCACTTTCATATCATGCTGTTGTGTTGCCATCTCAAGCCGTTTCAAATATCCTGACTGTTTCATTTCAGTCTCCAATTCTCTTGCGGCGCACGAATCTTCACTGATCGCTCCCAGATTCGTGACCCTGTTGCTTCGTCCAGTTCGATGATGTCCTTGACAGGCATCTCGGATGATATGATGGTTCGCAGTTTTGTGTTGTTATATCTTCCGTTGATCAGTTCAAATGCAAGGCTTATGTCCGCTTCCGTGACCTTCTGCTTCCCTGCTTTGAAAAAGTCGTCAATATATAGGATCGGCACAGTCTTCAGCTTCTCCATCCGGTTCTTGTACTCCGGTTCATTGACCATTCCCTTCAAAACGGTTGCTTCATCCCGCCAGAGCATGTACCGGACATTTTCGCCCTTCTCTGCAAATGCGTTGCACATGGCCACGCAGATATGCGTCTTCCCTGATCCAGCACGTCCGCTGATGTACCACCATCCTTTGTCAGCGTTGCAGAACTGCATTGCACGTTCTTTCAGACCCTTGCGGTATGCATCGTCTGCCTGATAGCTTTCAAACGTGTACCGCTTCATCATGTCGGCCATGCCGCTTCTCTGGATTCGTCTGTTATACCTGCGCTGTTCCATGCAACGGCATTCCCTTGAATGCATACAGCCTTCGTCATCTGTTCGCAGGATATACCCTGTGTTTTTGCAAACAGGGCAATCCACGCTGTCAAGGCCGTACTCATGCAGCCCTTCAAATGTCAGGCAGGAAGTCGTACTTGCCTGAACGTTTCGGAGCATTCTCAGATACGGGTTTACCATCTTCACCATCCTTTCTTTCCCATGTCCGCACTGCGGCTTTCCAGTCCTTCATGCTGTTCTTGCCGACCTTCCAGCCGTTTGATGTGTAGTAGTCAACAAACCGCTGTGCATCAACGTGATAACCCTGTTGCGTTATGTACGCTTGAACTTCATCAACCGTTGGCGGTTCAAAGCGTTTGCGTGGCGGCTTGTCCGCACATACACACTCTATATTCTTATTCTTATTCTTATTCTTAATATCTTCTTCTATATCTATATCTGTTGCGTTACACTGCGTTACTGTAACGTTACCTGTAACGTTACCTGTAACGTTACCTATCTGTTTTTGTCTTTGTCTGTACCTTGCCACCCTTTCTTTTGTTTGATCTTTGATTTTCTCCATGCCTTCGATGTTTTGATATTCTTCCCAGTTCGTTATGAAAAACGCATTTTCGTCAGTTACGATCATACCGAAGTCAGAAAGCACCTTCAAAGCAAGCTGAACAACTGTCACGTCAAAATCAAGTTCAACGGAAAGGCTTTCGAGTGTATACGGAATGTTTTCGGTCAGGAATATCATGCCGCCTGCGTTGCATCTCCCTGCTATAGTCAAAAGCATCACCCAGATCAGGACGATGTTGTTGCCTTCCGGAAGATGTCGAATCTGCTTGATTTTCCGGTTGTCAAACATATCAGTTGTGAGTTTTATCCATTTGATACCAGCCATGTCAGTCCTCCACATATTCAGGGCAGGCGGTGATGAGATACGATTCGCAGATTGTTTTTTTTACTGTGTTCCCGCCCTGTTTGATTTTCGTCGGCGTCGCTGTCCACCCATCAACAGGGATAAAGTTTCTCGACCAAGAGCAACCACAGACAGCCTTCTGGCAGGTGAAGCAGAGCTGTTTCGGCTTCTGCTGACGCTCTTGCTGTTTCTGCGGCTTGCCGAGAATAATGATATCAAACCGTTCTCCTGTAAAGAAATGCGAAACAGTCAGGCCATTTGCAGCCGCACGCCGCATTGCGCTGATTTCACGATGAAGAAACTCTGATGCTTCTTTCGTTGTTTCAAAGATGTGCTGTTCTCCAGTGCTCTTACTGGTAAGCACGCAAGGCCGTTTCATACGTAGCTTTTACCAAACCTTTCCAAAAATTCTTTCTTTGTCCAGCCGTAGTGCTTCATGGCTTCAATCTGCCCCTGCTCCCTGAATTCAAGTTTCCGCATGGCGTCATGAAAATGCAGATTCATGTGGCAGTCAGGACAAAGAAGCACCCACAGCCCATAGGCTTTTGACTTGTCTCTGTTGGATGCGCCATAAATCTCATGCCGCTGAAGGTCGCCTGACCGTGCGCACATGTAACAGCGTTCAGCATTCTGCATGATGCTTGGAGCATAACCGTTTCGGTCAAGTGTTACGCCATATTCATTCTTCATTTTTCACCCCACTCTTTCAGCATGGAATCAATGTCTTCCTGTGGTCTTGTCTCTATTCCGATGCTCTGGCAATCGGTCACGATGCTGTCGATCAGGCGTGACATCTGTTTTGTGTCGTAAGAGGATGAACCAAAGTAGGCAATCACACCAGTGCATCCTTCTGTTCTGATCGGGATGGTTTCCGTCTGCCACCCGATGCCACGGGATTCCCATTCTTTTCGGAAACGTTCGACCGCTTTATTCTGCACGCACAGCACCGTAGAAACGCCGCCTATCTGCTTGATTTGTCGCTGATACAGTTCTTCTTTCGGAACACCGAGTTCAGCAGAAAGCTTGTCAAGAAGCGTCCACAGATAGGCATTTGCGTCCATGCTCCGCTTTGGTCTTGTCTCTTTGATGTCGTACTGTTTCCCAGCCTTGAACTTGACCAGCCACTTCAGGGCATCTGAAGGCTGTGTTTTTAAGCACAGCCATCCATTCTCAAGCTTTGCGTCAGTGATTTGCATGGTTCTTCTGGCAGTTCATGCAGTATGGCGCACCGAACTTCTTAACAGAATAGTCGTGGATCTTGTCGCTGATCTCCACCCCGCAGTCTTTGCATGTCAGCTTTACGCCTTGCGGTTTCTGCGGTGGTGTTGACCGTTGTGCTGGCTTCTGCTCTTTCGGTTGAATGCCGTTGGTGTAATCAGAATCCTTCGCATCATCAATGCAGAACAGACCGTTCAGGGCATACTTTCGGGCATAGCTGGATGATGCACCAGTGACCTGTGACCCGTCCATGCCCTTCTTCGTGTCTTCTTCACGGGCAAAGGCAGAAACCTCAATGAATTCCTTGCTTTCCATGTCACGTAGGTAGGCGGTTGCCTGAATGTAATAGCGTTCTCCAATGTTGACGAGAAGATCAGTTAATGTCAGCACGGCCTTCTGTGCCTTGCACAGCGGCTTCACAGCTTCAAGGATGTCTTCGCACGATCTATAATTGAAGTTTCCAAAGCTGTTATACTGGCTCTTTGGGGCTTTGAGTTCCGCCTGAATTGCGGAAAGCTTTTCATAGATCGTCATGGTGTTACCTCACTTGAATGTTTTGCTTCGTCACAAGCTGGCAGTGATCCAGTTCAACGCCTGACTTCAGAAGCTTCTTGATCTCCACCTTGTTCGGCGTGACAGTGCACTTTACTGTCAGAACGTTTTCAAGTTCCGTTGATTCTGCCCATGCGATGAATTCATCATCGCACTCAACAGTCTCGGATCTCCGAAAGGCACACTCAACCCTGGATGTGCTGAACTTCTGTCCGTTCAGATTCACGGCAAGCCATCCTTCAGCACCGTCAGCATTCCGGTTCAGCCTGTCCATGCGCTTCTTCAACGTTTCAATCTCTGCCTTGATGGCAGCCGCTTCAGCTCGGCAGTCTTTGACGTATAGGGCAACGCCTTCAATCTTGGCATCCCGCTCCATCTGCAGCTTGTCCAGTTCTTCAGCCGCAATGAACTCGCCAGTTTCAAAGTCCGTGCCGTTCATGATGCAGTTTTCAATGTCTGCATTGATCTCATACAGTTTTCTCATCATGCTCCTCCTCAAAAGCATAGAATGTGATTCCGTTTACAGTTGTCCTGATCTGCATGTCGTTTTCCCACTTTCCGCCATGCTCTATAGGAGTGCCGCACAGCTTTGATATTGCGTTTATTCCTTCATACAGGAAGACATATTTCTGTCCTTCTTCAATCTCAATGGCACGCTTGCTGTTTTTGTACTGCGGGGAAACGCCATCAACACCTGAAAGCATGTCAACCCATGCGTCGTTAACTCTGGACGCTATCCGCATCAGCAGAACAGCCAGTTCAAACTTCATTTTTGCTTTCGTTATCATCTTCTTCACCGATCCTTTCCCAGTTTTCGCATTCCTTTGCGTAGTGCGGGTGGTATGGATTATGCCAACGTCCGTCAACCTTGCAATGGCATTCGATCCATTCATGTGCTGTCTCGATGATTCTGCGATGTGCGCAGTCAAAGCATGTTGTGATCATCTCGTCCTCCGCATCCAGTATTCTTTGTACCGTGTGACCTCACCGTGCACACCGATGTGCGTAAGCCAGCGGCTTTCAATTGGATAGCCGTCCTTCACCAGATCGGAAATCCTTTTCCTCGGTGAATTCATGTTCAGCTTGTGCTGAATATACTGAACCGTCAGAACTGGCGTATTCTCAAACAGTTCCAGAAGTTCTTTCTTCTGTGTAAGTCTTGATTTTTCCATTGTTTCATGTTATCCTTTCTTCGCTAAATACTCCCGCCGCTGGCATCCTTTGTGGTGTCGGCGGTTTTCTTATTTCCTGGATATCAGGCACTTCATATGCGCAAGGCTTGATATGCTGATTCCTTTTGCGGTGATGCCGTAACGTCTCTTCGCTGTGCGTGGATCGCAGCCGTCATACTTGGCAACTTCCTGCAGCGACAGCCAGTCCTTTCGGAAAGCGTTCCAAAGGCGTTCTGCTGTCAGTCTTTCTTCTTCAAACTCCTTTGCCATCTGGAACTCCTTCAGATTTGCCCCTGTTTTGGATTTTCTCTCGATCCGTTGCTGGTGTTTTTTGATGTCTGACTTTCGGGTGGTATAAATTCACGTCCGAAGCTTTCATGATTTTTTTCTCGATTCTTTAATCGAGATTTTGCCATATTACGTGCAAATCTTTCTGCCGCCGCTTTTCTCTGCTCTTCCGTCAGCTCCCTTTTCGGCAGATACGGATTCTTTCCGAGCCTGTAAGGATAGAGCGGGCAGGATTCTATCGGGCAAAGCTTCACTTCATATGCTGAACCGCAGCAGCATTCAAGGCAATTCGCTCTGATGGCCTTTATTGGTGTCAGTCGTTCGCTCATGTAAGGATCTCCATAAGTTCTGACTGATAGCGGCACACCGCTGGTTCTGTGTCCACCCGCTTCGTCTTGTCCTGCTTCGCTTCTCCTGCCACTGCAATCGCAATGAACAGGATGCCGAAGCACAATGCTAAAATTCCAATGTTCATGCTAAATACTCCTTTCAAAGACTATTGAAAGATGAACTTTCATTTGCGTTTACTGCAGTAAACTTTTACAGTAAAAAAATTTTGCTTAGTGGCTGATTCAATGCGATTGAAATAGCCAGTAATGTACTAAGCTTCACATCCGTTGCCTGATTGTTTTCAATTCTGGATATGATTGTCCTTGCAACTCCTGACTTTTCAGAAAGTTCTTCCTGTGACATCCCAAGTTTGTCACGGTACTCTTTAACTTTATTCTTCAGCAAACCATCACCCCCTTTCGTTAAATAGTTTACTACAGTAAACGTCAGAAGTCAACGAATTTTTGTTTACTTCGGTAAACTTTTTATTGACAACTTTCTGTAATAATTGTACAATACATTAAACAGAATTGTAACAACTGATTGTAACAACTGCAGGAAGGAGTGAATTTCTTGACACTCGGTGAAGTAGTCCATGAATATCGAACGAACAGCAAAATGTCGATGGATGAATTTGCAAAACGGTGCGGATTAAGCAAAGGCTATATATCAATGATTGAAAAAGGGAAGCACCCACAGAATGAAAGAAATTTAATCCCTACGATAGAAACATTGGCAAAAATCGCAAAAGGAATGAATACGGATATTGATACTCTTGTAAGTGTTCTTGACTTTTCAACAATGATCACAGTGAACAAAAAACAACCGCAGAAAACACCATCATTTTTTGACGCTATGCCTGAAACAATTACAATTCTGCAATCAGCATGGGATAGGATGTCAGAAGAAGACCATGCGATCATCAGGATCATTGCGGATAAATACAGATAAAGTCTGGTAAAGGAAGGCAGAACAATGTACCAACGTGCAAATGGAACATGGTGCGACACCATCCCCCAGGGCAAAGGCAAGCCGCATAAGTTTTTTTATGGGAAAACAAAGGCTGATGTCAAGCGCAAGATTGCCGAGTGGAAAGAGAAGCTTGAGCGTGGCAAGACGGTCGCCGAAGCTGTTGACGAATGGGAAGAAGCGCATTATAAAAACGTGCGGGAATCGACCGTGAGGCAGTATAAATCCTCTGTTGACCGCATCCGTGATGCCTTCGGTGCGGAATATGTGAATGAACTGCAGGCGGCGAAGATACAGGCCTATTGGAATCAGCTTGCCGCACAGCGTTATTCAAAAACGACCATCAGCCAGACCCGTGTGGTGCTGACCATGATTTTTAACCACCAGATCCTGTCACCTGAAGGCACTCTGAAATACAACCCTGTGACCGCCACCAAGATCCCGACAAACGCACCAAAGCACATGCGTGACCTGCCCAGCAGGGAGTGCATCGAAATCATCAAGAAATCTGTCTCTGTTGAATTTGGCCTGTACCCGTTTCTGCTGATCTACACAGGATGCCGCAAGAATGAAGCACTTGCCTTGACGGATAAAGACTTCACAGCAGACAGCATCAGCATCAGCAAGTCAGTTTACTGGCACTCTGACGGCAAGCCAGAGATCAGCGCACCGAAAACGGCAGCGGCAAACAGATCAGTGTTCATGTTGCCGCCGCTGAAGGCTGTGCTGCCGAAGTGGCAAGGATACCTGTTTTCTTGCGATGGTGGGAAGAATCCGCTGTCATCGGCTGAGTTCTATCGTTTGTGGTCTGCGTACTGCCTTGCTGTCGGTCTGGCGCACAGGGAAGACCGTCCTACCAAAGCGGAAAGAGGACACACGCAACAGCTTATTTATCACGTAACACCTCACCAGCTTCGGCACGAATACGCAACGATCTGCTATGACGCAGGCATCGAAGCAAAAGATGCCGCTCAACTCCTCGGGCATACGTCCGACATTTTGACCCGAAACATTTACACGCACATCACCAAGAGCAGGATGGACGAAACCGCCAAGAAGCTCTCTGAATACGTTACTAAAATTTACTAAAACCACCATGTTTTTCTTTGCAGGTTTTTGCAGTTTTTTGCATGTGTAGGAAAAAAGAAAAAAAGCGGGAAAAGGCTTGAAAACACGATGTTTTTACCTTTTCCCGCTCATTATGCGTTCAATATGTTATTTGAAACAGATTTGTGTCCTGAAATCATAGTATTTTACAGAAAACGCCTATTTTCAGGCTCTCCTGCGGCTTCTTACTAAAAAAGCACGAATATCAGTGTCAATTTTCTGCCTTACTATACCACAAAAGAAAGGCTGTGAATAGCTTTTTCTGTTAATTTTTTTCTTCTGGGATTTCTTTGCTTTTGTCGATTGCTTCTTTACTTTTATCGACGTATTGCTGAAACCATTTCGGAATCGGCGCACCAAGCTTGCCACAGTTTTCAATGATACTCCCAAGTTCCGTCAGGATATACCACATCAGCACGACAGGCGTGATCAGCGCACCAACCTTGATGGGTAAATCAATTCCAGATCCTTCAGCGACAACTTTCAGGGATATGTCACAGAGGGCAGCCACAAGCACTGCGAAGATCTCCCCAAGCTTGTGCCATAGTCCTTCACGTGCGATTGCCGAAGACCAGTTGTTTTCTTTCTTGGCGGCAAGTGATCCAGCAAGGTAGTCTGTCAAGATGCAAGCAATCCAGATGATTACTTCCCAACCTGTCCAACCCCATAGCGCAGTGAAGAATGCTATCACTGCAGTGATAGCAGCTTTGATTTCAACTGCCTTTTCTGGTGCGTCCATTTGAAGAATCCCCCTTTTGATCCATTAAATGTAGTTTCGGTGTGTGTTCACAGCACCAACAGAGGTCTTTCCCCTGCGGCGCTGGATCGCCGCAGATCTTGCATCTGTTTGGCCCACTCATATCTGTAGTTCCTCTGGAATTTTATCTTCCCCACCATATTCCAATGCTTCCACGCTGTTCCACAACAGATTGATGTCATGCTCTACAGCATTGAGATTACTGCTGTGTTTCGGAATGATGGATACATAGAGGTACACAAGCATTGCCAAGTTTGCGATCAGTAAAAACATAATCAGATACATCATCATCTCGGAACCCCCTTTACTGGAATCCGTATCCCTTGCTGCCAAGTTTCTTCCCCCACAACACCATCCACAGTGATGCCTACACGTTTCTGAAGGTCTTTCGTGCGCTGCATCGTAAGCACTCCGAATTCCCCATCTGCACCTGATCTGCCAAGGTCATATCCCCAGCATAGAAGGATGTTCTGCCATGCCTTCACGCTCTGCATTGGAGCCATCATTCCCATTGGATAGTGTAGTTTCTTATACTCACGTTCTTCTGGAATCGGTTCTGGTTCTGGCTGAGAATCATCCTCATCATCATCTGCAACAATCGCCCAATTTGGTCTGCCGTATCCGGCAATAGACGGGTCGCCGACAAAATAGGTATTCTGGCTTACCATGTCAGAATAGTTCCCTTCAACAGTCGTGATAGTCGAGCCAGAAACGTCCACGACAAGGCCAGTGTGATTGATGTCTCCTTCGGCGTAGAAGAATATCTGGTCGCCCTTCTGCGGTGTGGGATAAAATGCTCCGTTGTCCTTGTAGAAATCCGCTTGGTTACGGCATCCCGCTGAGCATCCGTACATCATGTGACTGCCCGAGTAGAAACCGAATGACTCGATGAATAGCCAGACTACGAACACTGCACACCAAGGCTGACGCTGTACGTCCCATCCTATAGCGTCACAGACAAGAGGGTTTTCCGCATATTTGTTATAGTTGTTTGCGCCTTCTTTGTACCCTACCTCACCATAAGCAAGGGAGCAGACCTTATGGATTGCTTCGTTTGTCGTCATCGTCTGTTCCCCTCCACTCTTTACAGGTGTTGCATACATACGTTTCATATTTGCCACGTGACGGATATCGTCTTCCGCAATACTTACACGTTGCCACCTCTACCTCACCAGTGACCACAACTTCAGGGCAGTTAGTTTTATCAATGTCTTCCAAAATCATAGAGTCACCTACACATATTTCTGCTTGCCGATGTATCGGAAAACTGCAACGAAATTCCGCTTGGAATCACCGCCAACGCAACAGGCATTGAGAATGTCCTTGCTTGACTGCGGATTCAAAAGCTGATTGCATACAACAAAGCCATAGCTTTTCACGTTTGCCACAGCGGTGAGATAGCACTCATATTTATGGCACCCGTCCTTGCGGAAAAAGTAGGCAAGCATCAGCGGTTTGACCTTATCAATTCGCCAGTTGCCTTTTCCTGCCTGTGAGTTGTAGTGATCGCCAATCTGATAAGCACACCCCCATCTCATCCAGTCAGCGGAATCCTCATCGTCAACAATCTGTTGGTCAGTTTTGTCTACGTCAAATTTTGCGTAGACCGGAATATTGATATTCAGTTCTGGTATCTGCCAAATGCCAAGGGATTTCTCTGGAATGTCTGGATGTGCAATCGGCACAGCAAATGCGGATTGTAACGACATACCACACCTTCTTTCTATCGTTCAGAGCAGAGGATTATACACTCTGCCCTGAACATATTCTTGCCGTTTTCAGGCGTTATTTTTGCCTACGGTTAAGCGCTTAATGTCAGTCCCTTAAATGCCTTCCGTCTCAGGCTCCACCACAGGCTGAGCTTCGTGGTGAATGTACTCCTTGTAGCCATCCACTGCATCCAACTGTTCGTCAGCAATCATGACGTAAGCGGACAAGACATCCGGAGCGTTCCAAAGGGACTGACAGAGTCCGTGATAGTTGACCTTGGCCGAGGCGAGATCGGTGAATCCCTCTGCGTGGATTGCATAGGAACCGTTTACTACTTTGATAATCGAATACTTCATTGATTATTCCTCCTTATGTATTCAGGGTGTTGAGTGCGTCTGCAAGGGACAGTTTTGTTGCGTTTGTTCCCGGCGTGATGGTAGCTCCTGCGGCAATCTGAGACGTTGCGAGATACAAGGTGTTGCCAATCATGAAAAATGTTCCTGCTGAGATAGCGTGGTCTGCGGTCATGTCGTCTTCTGTCGGTTTGGTCAACTGCTCGATAAAGAGACGGGTGTCGGCACAAAACTCGACCTCAACGTTTCCGGTCGATGCAAAGATGTTATTAGTCCCATACAGAGTTTCCAGAACGCCGCTGACTTGTTCGGCGGTGAGCTGGAAGGACTGAGGTGTGGCAAGAGTATAAACCAGCTTTTGACCAGATAGTAAGGTCGGAATGCTACTTGCATCAGTAATTCTGTCATCTCTAATTCTGACTGTTTGGTTACCGGATACTTGCGCTATCATAGCATTACCGGCGGCGAATCCGTCATTCCACAACGCCTTAACCTCATAGCACGAGCATACCATATCTGCTTTGGTGGTATTGTTTGCAATAGGCTTAATTGATCTTTGCAGACTTGACGTAGCCGAAAAATCTGTACCGAATTCCCACAATAAAGTTCCAAGATCAACAATCGCCCTATCCACCACCATCTCCCCCGTCCTGTCAGGGTTGATAGTGATCTTTGCGCCGTAGACTGTGCCAGCTTCATCGGGGAAGGTGACGGAGATTTGGTTGCCGGTGTAGGGGACGAAATCACTTTCGGATGAACTAAGCTCTACTTGAATATCTTTAATACATCCATATTCGTTTGCAATTCCTGCTATTGTTGAAATAGTAATCCCAACACAGTTTTTGTTCTGATTAGAAGTCCTCGAAAAGCGAGACGGTGTTGTTGTCGCTGTAAAATTTGAAGATTGGCCTATAGTTCCATCATCGTAATAAAAATCAATCCTAAAGGTGAAGGTTCCTTGAGTTGCCATAACATTCGCTGATACTGTTACTATTCCATTTGTTTGACACATTGTGCTGCCAGAAAATTCATTTGTCCAACGTCTAACATAGCCATTATAATATCCGTAATACGGCAAAGATGGATCTGTCACTAACGACATGCGACCGCCATAAGTTATAACGTTTGGGTCAAATAGATTCTTCCCCGTCTGCTCAATCTCCGCACCCGTCCAGCCGGTGATGGGGCACTCGTTGGAGTAGGGGGCATAAGCTGTTGCTGTTGAGCCAAGTTCAACTTGAAACCACGATACATTATCCGCTGAAATCCCGTCAGAAGTATAAAGCCAAACTCGCACATTTGAATCTTCTGATAATGTTATCAAATTGTTATTAACAACAGGGCCAACATCCCCATCTTTAACTGTTCGCCAGTAAACACCAACAGTCTGAGACGCCGAAAGTCTATAAGAAATACAATATGTTCCAGCCTTAAGAAAAAAGCCATCTCCAACAGTTGATTCACCAAGTCTTACTCTGACGCTCGTATCCTGCACTTTCAAGTTTGGAATAAGATTCTTCCCACCCCCCGCAGGCCACGGGGAATCATACCCGTGCAAATCCTGCACAGGCTCTACGTTGACCACAAGTTTGCGAATCGGCATCCCGTCTGCTCCGTCCTCAAAGCTTGCGATTGCTCCCGAAGCTGTCTCCACGATGACTGGTGCTTTGCCGTCAAGCCCGTGAGTAGGGTCAGAGATGGTGTCCTCAACGGCTGTTAATGCGTCCTTTACGTCACCGACCTCATCCGCAAGCTGTACTGCCGTCCAGTGTTCAGAGTTCCATGCTTCCGGCGTATCAATAGCAACAGTGCAGCGATACAGTTGACCTGCTTGCCAACGGTAATCACCGACCTCATAGGTTGCGTCAGGATCATAATTTTGAGCGATTGACGATGCTGAGACATCACCATCTTGACCTTTCGGGATACCGATATTCAGCACTGGCTCTTCTGCTGTTCCGCCTATTTCCGCAGTCGCATCTTGTCCAGCAGGAAGTGTGGTTACCGTGCCAATCGTCAGATTAGGCGTTGCACCAGTCTCGCCTTTCGCTCCCCTGATACTGTCGCTTGTCCATTGTGCTCCGCTTGTGAAGTACACAGTCAGCGTATAGTCGGCATTCAGCGTGATTCTACTGATTCCGTTGCCCGTAGCCCCTCTGGGAATGCCGAGCGACAGGATGCCATCGCTATATGTTCCCGTTGCGCTTGCCCCTTCAGCAAGGGTTTCGACCGTCACCTCAAAGTCAGTCAGATCGTTGATGATCTTCGTCAGCTTGACAAGGTCTTCGCAGAATTCATTATATGTGCCCTGATAGCCGCCCCGCACCGCTGCGCCGTATGCGGTCACTATCCCAGCATTTACCGTCTGGCTCATGCGTATATAACCTCCAGAATACCAAGATTTTCATTCACTTCAAAAGCCACATCTTCATCGATGCTTCCTGCCGTTGTCACATACATACAGCCGTCAGAATTGTTGACGTCAAAAAAAACATAACCGGATTTTTCCGCACCCTGCTCAGCAAGTTCCGCATAGTGCTTTGCATTGTTGTTGTAGGTTTCGTCCGTCTGTGGTACAGGCACGCCGTTCTTTTCACCGACCGCCCATGCTTCAGCAGTCAGGGCAGAAGCTTCAGCGTTTTCTTCTGATGTTTTTGCGTTCTGCTCTGACGTTTCGGCAGCGTCTTGTGCATGCTCAGCGGCTTGCTGTGCGTCTTCCGCTTTTCCTTGTGCTGTCTCTGCCGCATCTTTTGCTTCCTTGGCATCCCGTGCATCAATCTGCACTTCTGCGGCAACCCCAACAAGCGTGTCAAGCCATGTCTGATAAGGATCAGGAGCATCACCTGCATCCATGTCTATTGACCGTGCGACAAACGACCGGAACACAAGCGTTTTGACGATGACTTCACCGTCAATAAACCTGACCTGTACTTCGCCTGCGCCATAGTTCTGTGTTTCAATGTCTGTGATTGTCCACGTTATAACCCCGCCAGAAATGACAACGTTTGAAGCAGGGTATGCAACATCATCCCCGTTCCGGAGAACATAGACGATGGCTGCATAACGCTGAAGGTCATCAGGTATGCTGAAAACAAGCTGAGTCGCAAGGTTTTCTCCCTGCCTTCCGAGGAATAGGTCTGTCACATTTCCATCCACGTTGAAAACCATCATATTACATCACCCCAATCAATAAACGGTTCTAAACATTTGACATCTGCCGCCGAAAGCCTGATGTCGGTTGTCAGCGGGATCGTGATCCTTCCGAAGTCTTCTGGTACATCCATTGAATTCAGTTCATCAACCTGTTCTTCCGTTTTGCATTTCCTGATCTCGTTCCCATAGAAAACAAGATGCGGGTTGCACCTGTCAACCAGAAGCACAACCTGATATGCCGTTTTTAATGGCAGATCCTGAGTGATCAGTTTCTGCAAAGATGCAGATGCGTTTACCAGATCAATCAGTTTCATATCACACCAACCCGTAAGAATTTAATGCTGATATCAGCGTTGACAGTGATGCGCTTGTTGAAACGGATGTTTTACGCACAGGCCTTGTGCCAAAAAAACCGAGCGTTGACGTATACCCAGAACCGCCAAGGCTGATCGTGCCGCTTGCATACAGGTCGCCGAAAGTCCGTGCGCTTGTACCGAGATCTACGCCGCCGCTTGAATTTGGCGTGATCGTTCCGGTGCTTGATATCTCTACATAGTATGACCCTGTGCCGAATTTATCGATTGCGGCCGCCGCCCATTGCACGTCAAAGTCTGTGTTTGACTTCTTCTGCAGAAACTGGCCAGTTGACCCGCCTGTCGGCAGACCGCCAGAAGATGATGGTGTTGTCCATTTGACGGCATAGTCATCTGGGCCGTCTTTCGTCAAAACCTGTCCGTCTGAACCTCCTGGCGGAATTGGATATCTCGCCATTGGCAAACCAACTGGGAATTCTACGATATATGAACCGCTGTCTTTCTTCACCCGCACACGGTCGCCAGCCTTGAAAAGCACACCTGAATTGCATCTGTACAGTTTCCCACCGATTGATGCTGAGCCGTCAAACTTGAGTGTGACCCCTGCAGAACTTACTTCGCCGATGGTCGCCAGAGCATAGGTGTATTCTTCCTGATTGTCTTCTGTTTTCAAAATATCATCAAGATTCATAATGCAGCCACCTTTTTAAGCGTATGCGTCATCGTGCCGCCTGGCCTCAGTTCCATTTCCCAAGAAGATTCGTAACACAGCCCTGACGCATCCGGATGCACAAGAGCAACAACGTCATCCATTCCGCAGTCTGGAATCAGTGCAGTTGTTATCTTCACGACCTCGCCAAGAAGCATGTTCTGCTGGCAAAGCTGTTGTGCATATTCGTTTAATGCACTCTGGCTTGCAATGTTGTCAACCTTGTATAGCCGTGAGATGCGTTTGCCCCTGCGTCCGATCGACAGCGGCGACACTGGCGATGTGTTTTCCGCACGTGCCACAAGCGGGGCTGTGCCGTCCGGATTCGGGCAGACACAGATAAAAACATTCGGCGCATCATAAAGATCCAGACTTGCGTATGTGCTGTCAAGCATCATGCTTTCAACATTGTTTGAATCGTATGTTCTGGCAATGTTGTCGGCAGACAGGATTTTCTTCGGCTGAAGGATTGCATACCCTCTCGAATCAAACCATAGTTCTTGATAATTTATTTCCTTCAGAAGCTGGTTGATGATCTCAAGATAACTCGTTCCAATGTCCCAATCTTCACGGGCAAAGCGCAGCGTCGCCGTTGATGGCGTTTCTATGACCAGAGCAATTCCCGCCGTCGTCAGAAGCGTCTTGATGACGGTTAAATAGTTAAGCCCAGCATTGAAATGCAGAACAGTCTCGCTGCAATAGCTTTGAACCGTCCAGCAACGGTCATATGCTTCAATGCTGATCCCTTTGCCGCTGTCCGTGCTGTTCAGCTCTACCGTAGCAGGGGCATAGATTCCGCAAGGATGTTCAACGCCGTCAATGATGACGAACGGTTCAATCTCATCTCGCAGGCTGTCAAAGATTCCATTCTGCAAGAAGTCTCCTGACAGGCTTGTTTTTATTTCTGCGGTTTTGTCAAACTGAACAGTCGGGACGTCTTTGTGGTGAAGTTCAGTGACCTTCACCCCGTTTCTGAGCACGTCAAAGCGGACGTCTAAATTTCTCACAGCGTCACCACCTCACTGAAGTGGATTTGCTGGATCGTGAAGTCGTACCCAACAAAGAACCGTGATTCTGTCTTTGAATACGCTGAGAAGATGCCGACCACAGCGTTATCTTTGGGCGTTTTTACGCACACTGTTTTTTTGTAGAATCCTTCAAACTCTGCCGCTTCGCCGAGATCCATGAACGCCGTCCGGAAAGAGATCGATTTATCTGCAAAGGAAGACGTTTCTGCAATCGGGTACTCTGCGCCGCTGAAGTGGAACAGATTCACGGTCATTGCCTTGGATTCCATTTCATCACGATATTGCATAGGCGAATATTGCAGGCGCATCTGGTCGCCTGTGTCTGTGTCAATGATCGTCAACGTGTCAACATGCGCCGCCGCCGCCACCGTGTTTGACAGTGACGTTGCATTGTTATCGCTTGCCCTATACTGTCGCACAGAATAAATGTGTTCCCCCACCGCCAGAGAATCCACATATGCCATTTCTGACGTGACAGCGATCTGATTGCTGTCACGATAGACGATGAACATGCCGTCTGAATATTCTGTTGCTGTCCATGTCAGGCTTACATCGCTCCCGCTCTCTGCTGTCAGCGTTACCGTTCCGGTTGACGTTGCCGCAACATTCAGCGGTGATGTGCCGTATTCCGACCACAGGCCATAGGAGTTGACCACAGAAACTGAAACCGTATAGTTCCCGTCTGATAAGTACATCGGAACAACAAGGCTTGTGGCTGTGCCGTACATCACGCCAGAGTCATAAAGGTCATCAATCTTGACCCTGTAACCCTGCTGATCAGTTGACTGCCATGACACTGTCGGTCTTGCTTTCCCGTCTGTGCTGACATTTGGCTTCGGCGGTGCAGAAACAACAAGAAACGGTGTTGCTTCAGACCATGCGCCATATGTGCCATCTGTGTTTGCAGTGCGCACTCGCCAGTAGTTTTGCCCAGCGGGGAATGTTCCCGCTCCAATGTTGGTGCTCTGGCTGTCTCCGGAAATAGTCACCACGTTCGTCCATGTTGTGCCGTTTGTTGATCTCTGTATCTGAGCCTCACTCTGTGCTGTTCCCGTTGATATGACATGCTGCCATGTGAACGTGATCGGCTGAGAACCGTCTTCCATCGTGTTCTTTGGCGTCAGCGCAACAGCGGCATCCGGTGTGACCTCAACGGTCGTCAGTGTCTGCCATTCGGATGTTGTTGTTAATCCGGTGCTGTCGGTGATTTCCGCTTGCCACATAACAGTATCTGTTGAAAACGTGTTTGCCGGTATCGTGCAAGACAGATCAGTGCCACAGTCAATCTCTGTTACTGTGCCGCTTGCGCTTGTCTTCCACCTGAACGTCGATGCGGTTACAGTCACATCATCGATGGCGTAGCCGTTGCGATCAAATCCCCACGTAAATGTGTTATCTGAAAATTTTGGAACATACGCCCCAGAAGACGGCGAAACAGAATTCACACGAAGGAATGCATCTGCATCGGAGAACGTAACTTCTGCATAAGGCACATGTGAACTGCCAACAAGGTCAAAACCGCTGTTGTTCAGGCTTTTCGTGACAGGCCTCAGATAAAACGACAGGCCAATGCCTTCACGCAACATTTTGGCATATCTGTTTGGATATACCAGCTGTGGATATGCAGCTGTAAACGTCCACCAACCGCTCGACAGAATTGATGGCGTTTTGAGTTCTATTGTCGGAAGTTCCTGCGTGTTATATGTGATATCGCTTTTGTATTCAGCGTTACCCGCACGGGCTTCAAGTGTTGCGTCGCCTGTGTTGTTATAGCAGTAAACATGGAGCGTTATAGCAAGGACAGCTTTCTGTCTGTATTCCTCCGCAGGTGCTTCAATCTTCAAAAAAGAGCAATCATTGACGGATTTATCTGCGCTTGACCTTCTCCCTGTGAATGTCGTGTCCGGTGATTCAAGCTTCGTGTATCTTGATTCGACCGCATAAAGATTCACCTTTGTTGACATCAAATCACCCCATTCTGCTTGTGACCCGTGCGTTCTGCGCTATCCGGACAATGTCGTTGAATTCCCTGACGTTTTTTGCATCAATCGTGATGTTATAAGTAACGCTGCCAGATGTCATGCGGCTTTCCTGTGCGTTGTCGATGCGTGTGCCCTTCGGCAGCCATACACGTTCTGCGCCGTTTTCACCGACCCATGTTGCGCCGCCCACAAAGTTCTGCGTTCCGGATGCATTCACTCTCTGACCGTTCGGGGAGTACATGCCCCTTTCATAGCCGTTCAGGCCATAAAATGATTGATATTGCTCCCAGTTCCCTTCTTGCTGCATGACTGTGCGCTGGTAGTTGCTCGGGTTGTATTTATCCCAGCCGAGTGCCTGACCGATTCCCTTGAAATCGAATGTCACCATTGACTTGATGACGTTTATCGAGTCAGCAATCAAAGCGAAAAGCCGTGATAGCCCGTTCAGGATATCAGAAAGTCCTTTGAATGAGTTGGTAAGCTTCGGCACGCCGTCACTGCCGAGGGATTCCACAGGGTTGATGATGTTGGAAATCGTTTGCAGGATAGCCGCCAGATTTGTAATGATGCCAGAATCAATGAGTGCCTGACCAGCCTGCTGAATGAATGCAGTCCATGATTTATATAGTGATTCGACAGCAGGCGCAAGTTCCACAGCCATCTGATTCCCGACAGCTTCCTGTGTTGCCTGCAAGCGTTGGTATGCGTCATCAACAGCGCCAAGGGCATCAAGGTCATCCGTGCTGAGTACATACCCCATGTCTTCCGCTTCTTTGGCGTATTCCCTCATGGCTTCACTGCCTTTGAGAATCAGCGGATTCAATTCTTCTGCGGAACGCCCAAAGATGTCCATTGCGAGTGCATCCCGCTCAGTAACGTTCTGGATCTGACCAAGTGCGTCAATGCACTCATAAAACACATCCTGTGCATCACGCAGATTTCCGCTTGAGTCAGTGACCGAAACGCCGAGTTTCCTGAATGCCGCCTGAAGCTTCTCCGAACCATTTGCTGAATCCTGCATGTTATTTTTCAGCTTCGAGAGTGACCCTCTGATCGTGTCAAAAGAAACGTCAATCAGCTCTGCTGCATACTGCATTTCTTGGATGGTGTTGGTATCCAGTCCGGTGATCTGCGACAGTGTCAGGATGTTGTCTGCGTTTGACGCCGCCTGTGTGGTCATGTCAATCAGTTTTTTATATGCGGCGGCAACCGCCGTGATGGCGGCGACAACGGCGGCGGCTTTCGTTGCTATCGCCTTCATGCTTTCGGCATTGATTTCAAACTTCTTACTTGACGCATCAAGGGCAGCGTTGTTTTCCTGAATAGCGTGTTCTGTGTTCGCAACAGCCGCTTCAGCATTATTCAGTTGTTTCTGCCAGCTTTTTGTACGTTCGTCAGCTTCGCCGTATTTCTCGGCTGATTCCTGCAAGGCCTTCCGCAGAGTGTTGACCTTTTCCTTCTGCTCCAGTAGGGTTCGGTTCAGCACATCGCCTTTTTTCTTAAGGCCTTCAATAGATTTTTCATTGCCCTGGTACTGCGCCGTTGTCTTCTTAAGTTCGGAATTTAGTACGCCAAGGGATGAATTGATTTCTTTGACGGATTCTTTGTATTTTTTTTCGCCGTCAATCTCAAGTTTTGTTTTAACGCTTTTTGTTGCCATTTACATCACCCATCAGATAATCATGCAGTGATTGCTTCTTTTCTTCTTTCGGCTTGTCGAACGCCGTCAAGAGGACATAAAGCCGTGCTGGGTTCATGGTCTTCCAGAAATCTCTTTCCGGAAGACCGAACCGAAACAGCCAGATTGCCAAAAACCGAGAGAAATCAACGTCAGGTGATTCCTCTCGGTCGGTCAGTTTTTTTTGTTCGTCTCCTCTCCTGTGTCAGCATAAAGAGCATTCAGCACAAGTGTCGTTACCTTCAGGATCGTTTCCTGCCCTTCCTTGCTGACAAACATCGTAGTCGGAAGCATCCTGCCGATCTCCCTGCCTGTGTAACGCTCTGGCCATCCCATGTCATCGGCATAGTCGTTCAGCATTGGAGCAAGCAGCCGAGTGAAAAACGCCATGTTGTTCAGGTCTGGGATCGTGCCGAAGTCGTTTATGATGTCTGCGAGCACATTGAAGTTACAGCGCAGTTTGTATGTTTTCCCGTTGAATTCAAACGGGATTTCTTCGAGACGAACATCCATGCTGTTACCTCTCAGGACAGCACCGCATCACGCCATGCGATGGCAGCGGCTTCAGTGTCAGAAACGTAAGTTTCCACAAGTTCCTGATTCGCAGAATGATCAGGCAGAAACTCGCCCGTTGTGGTTGGTGTCTGGAAAACGATGTTTTCTCCTTTGGTCTGGTACGTCATGGAAGGCGGTGCGAACAACGCCCTTGAGACGAAAACGCAGGTGTATTTCTGCTCACCGTCCACCATGTCCGGCGCATAAAAGGCCACACCGACATAGTTCGGAAGGTCTTTTCCGCCAAGCTTCATGCACTCAGCGTTCACTGTCTGGCCGTCTACGGTCAGCGTCCGTGTTCCGGTTCTCATGCCGAACAGCAGAGTTTTTGCGGCGTCCGGAATGTACTTCTCGGCGATGCTGATCGAACCGCCTGTTGCAAGGCGGATGTACTCGGCGAGAACGCTTTCAGCATACAGCCGGCCTTCCGCATAGGTAAATTGCAGTTCAACATTCATCGCATCGCCGATTGATGTTGCATTGCTATAGGAAATATTTCCATTGGCATTGTTGTATTTTGCAACTTTAATTCCCCTCAAATCAAATGCTGGCATATCTTATTCCTCCATCATTTCATTGTCTGTTCAATCCAATCATGGATTACATTTGCACCAGCATCGTTTATCTGTTGCTCAGCTTCATCGAGAGCGACAGATATGAAAGGCCTTGCTGGTATTCCCTTTCTGTTTGCGCCATATTCGTTTATAAATGCTATTTCTGCATTGCGGGTTTTCCGCCCGTTTCGTGTTCGAGTGCCAGAAAACGTGATGTCAATGCTCCCTCCATCATCGTTAAGTTTCGGCTTTGTGATCTTGAAGCTGTCCAGAATGTGAACGTTTGATTCCGGATCTCTCACGCATTTCGCTTCACCTACTGCCTTTTCCCGTGATAGCGCAACCTCTGCCATTTCCGTCAAGGCCTTGGCTTTCACCGAATCAGGCACGTCAGACGTTTTACTGAATGCTGCTATCAGTTCATCAAGCCCAGAGACAGAGAATTCAGCCATCACACACCGCCGTCCGCAATCTCACATTGAAATGTGTAGTGCTGTCCGCTCTTGTCACTGGCATTATAGATAGATGGATAGGTAAAACCTGCTTCATTCAGAGCCTGTGCGATCTGCCGCTTCTTTGCGTTCGGGTTCTGGTTGAATGGCAGATAGTAATGAACCTGCACAAGGCATCGACGCACCTTCGCAGTTGATTCCGCATAGAAAAACACTTCGTCGTAGTTGAAGACGATGTATTCAAGGGAATCCCCTTCGTAAAGAATCGGTTCAATGGCTGGCACGATAGGCTTCAGTGCTGTGATGATTCTTTCGTCAATGTTCATCGGATCACCTTCTGCAGAATCAGCACAAGCGTGCCGCACCCTGACGGGTATGTCCGGATAACCGAAAACCGGATGCCGTCATACTCGCACAGCTCTTCATTTTGGTAGTCATCTTCCCACACTTCAACGGTTGCGGTTGGCCTCATGCCCGCCTTCATGCCTTCGTAGAATTCACCACGTGCGACACCGTTTTGAAAATTGCAGAACACTTCACGGGGAGTTTCAACGATAACGTCAAAGCCATCATCGTCAGGCGTTTTTGTTTCTGCGATCAGTTCAATGACATCTGTCCACGAATGCCTGTTCGTTATCACCATTGCGTGTACCCCGATGCTGTCATCAATTGAGCCTTCTGTTCATCGTATGATGCCTTCAGATGGTCATAGTCTGGCGGATTGCCTGTGTGCATCTTGACGTATGTGATGATGGCACGTTTTACAAGGGCATCATTGCTGTCGATAACGCCAGCAATGTGAAGGTCAAGCTGTGCCGCCTTGATCAGAGAAAGCAAATCACCTTCAAGGTCTGCGTTGTTGCTTTTTACCCGCATTGCCCTTTTCACTTCATCTAACAATGATGCCATATTGCACCTCTATTTCTTTTTTCTTGCCGGTTTCTTGTTTTCCTCTGGCGTTTCCACCACTTCGGCAATCGGTTCAGCCGAGCCGCAAGACACAAGGAAAGAATACTCGGAAGGGGAAACCTCAACGATTTCCCCTTCTTCGTGCCGAATCCTTGCGCTTCTGAGCAAGCGCACTTTCATCAGGTTTTCGCCAGCTTTACGAACATGCCCACGCCAGTTACAGCGTGTGCGGCGTACTGACGGCCGACGACCTTTACAAGGTCATCCTCCGCAAGGCTGAGATCGTCGTACTTCAGCACAACGCCGTCCCCTTCTGGGAAGTTGTACTGCAGACCGGCAAGGTCGCCGATGATGGCATAGGTCTGTCCAGATGTTGCGGCTGAGTAGGCGGGCAGTGCACTTGTGTACACTCTCTGGAGGCCTGCGAACGGATCAACACTGAAGTTTCCTGCAATCTGAGCCGCAAGGAAATCCGCATCCGTCAGACGGTTCAGAATGACAACGACATTCTGCGCTTCGTCGGAGAGATATGCGGCGGCGGCAGGGATTGCCGTCACGGACGGTGCACCAGTCACGACAGGCACACCGACAGCGTTTGCTCCGTTTGCTGCAGGAGCGTTCACGATGTCCTGCACGCCGAGTGCAGCGGCTTTGCGAACGATCTGATAGGTGATTTCATCGTAGATGTAGCGCAGGAATTCCTCGCCGCCCATCGCCATGACTTCGTCGGTAATGGTGATCCATTTCTTGATATTCTTCGGGATCATCTCCACAACGCCGAGGAGCAGTTCTTCCTCTGCGGGGTGATCAGTGCCTTCTTCGTGCACTGCGGCAGGATCTGCAGAACGCTCGAACGTTACACGCAGATTCCCACGGATAAACGTGCGGCGTACTCTGGACATGATGCCGTCACGCTCCCATGCGGTGCGGACGAATTCGTCAACGATAGACGGCACAGGAACTTTTCCAGAGCCTGTTACAGTCTGTGGTGCATTCTCGGTGATGACGGCACGGCATTCTGCAGCGTCGCCGCTGATGATATATTTCTTGTATGCTTCGACATACTCGGGCATTGCCCTGATTTCGGCCATCGTCATGGTCTTTCTCTCCTCTTTGTCAAATGTTTTTGTCACAGCACCTTCGCCACTTGCAACCGCAGTCCTGATGGCTTTGCGCTGTTCCTCTGCCGCTTTGCGGCTTTCGAGTTCTTCCCTGATGCTTCTGGCTTCGTTCTCAAGAGCGTCAAGGTCTGCTTCAGGTGCATCAATTTCAGATGCGATTTCAGCTTTTCTTGCTTCAAGCTGTTCAATGGTCATTTCTTTCAGTTCCATGTTCACATCTCCATCAATATTCTGATCCTCTGCTTTTTGCGTTCAATCTCACGGTCTGCGGCTTTCGCACTCTCCAGTGATGCCCTTGCACTATCCAGTGCATAAGACAGACCACGTGCCGTGATGCTCGTTTGCTCATAAGCAGGGAAGGTCACTGCAGACACTTCAAGCACTTTCCCGATTTTCCTGATTGTCCTTGTCGGATGGTCGCTTTCTTTGTCTGTCCATGTATCTTCATCCACCGTGAACATAAACGACATACCGGTGATGTCACCACGTTCAACAGCAGAGTAAAGGCTTCTTGCATCGGCGTTGTTTTCCGTGTCGAGATCAACACGGATGGGCATACCGTCTGCGTCCACGCTCATCTGCATGGTGCTGTTCTCATTGTTGTTTCTGCTTCTTGCAAGCGGGATCATGTCGGTGTTGTGGTTGACAAGAAACCGCACGTCTTTCAGATCCGTACCATTCAACGCATCTGCACTAATGATCTCATCGTACCATCCGAGATTTGTCCGCTTGTTGAAGACGATTGGCCTGCCCGAAAGAAAATGCCCGTGCTCTTCATTCCTGTCAGCACGGACATCGAACTCAAACATCCTGATTTCAGTTTTCATCATTTTTCGCCCCTTCATTCACGTTATAGTATTCGCCACGCACCGGAAGCTGCGAGCCATACGGGTCAGGCAGTGGCGGCAGATTCCATATCTCCCTGATCTCGTTTCTGGTCATCAGTCCACGGTCAGCCATCTGAGCGGAAACCTTCAGCTTGTCGCTGTTGCTCATGTACTGCAGCCTGTTCGCCGTCGCCATGACAAGGTTGCCTTCGGTCTGTTCACGCAGGGTGAAAAGCATCTTCGTCAGAACCTCAGAAAATTGGATTGCCCAAGGTTCTATTGCTCCCTCATAAAACGCAGACCACACTTCCGAGTCAAAGCTGTTTGTCAGGATCTTTTCGTTGACTCCGAAATACTGATACACGTTGTCCTTGATGATCCGCATCTGCTCGGCATCCACAACCCACGGCTTTGCATCAATCTGGTGCACATCTTTGTAAGTGTTCGGGAAAAGAAGCAGGCCGCCGCCTTTTGCATCTGCACTGAAGTTTTCTTCAGTGAACCGTTGCCGTTCTTTTGCAAGGTCTTCCGCTTTTGTGAAATTCGTGATAGTGCCATAGAATCGATATGTTGCCGCAGATTTCACGCCTTCTTCTATTCCCTGATTCGTCATGTGAATCAGGTCAACAGTCGGGAACAGTGCATGGTTGTTTTCGCCGAAGAAGTCGTTTTTGTACTGCATCCTCGGCATGATCGCACAGTATTCCAGTTCGACCGCCGCACGCTGGCCGTTGCTGAATTCATAACGGAGATATGGGACTCCGTCAAACTGCACTATTTCACATCGGCTTGTGAATGGCGTGTATATTCCGCTCGGCTCTCCGTAAGCGTCAAAAACCGGCGTGAAGATCAGGTTGTTTTGAGTGTAGTAGATCGTTGCCGCCCTTGAGAGAAACTGCGGCCACGTTTGAAACTCGTTCGGCGCATGTTTCATTTTACTCTGAAGTTTTGGCCGAGCCGCTCCCTGCATCTCAACGTTCAGTTTACTGATGTGGGTTGCGAGTGCATTGATTGACGACCTTATCAGCTCTTGCTCGTAAATCTCGCCGCCCCAAGATGTGAAATGCGGGGTATAGCCATTCAGCATCCTGAAGCCGCCTTCATACCTGCCTTTTTCCTTCGGCCGGTTGCCAAATATTTTTTCAAACAAACCCATCTGATCACCTCAGTTTTTAAGCTGTTCACCAATCTCGGAAAACCATTTCTGTCTGACCGTCATAGCGTCCAAGAGTGCCGCTGTGCCGTCAATGTGCATGGACGGATTGATTTTCACAAGCTTACCCCGTCCACGCTCTGTTGACATTTTGATTGCTGAATTCAGTAAATGCGATTTCAGCAGGTCATTGTCTCCGATGTGAATCTTTCCGTCTTCCAGAAGTCCCTGCGTTTCCAGAATGACAGGATACAGGTTTTCACCCTGATACACGTCATCCATCTGAAAACCGTACTGCTCCATATCCTGCACAAGATACTGAGCGGAATATCTGTCATAACCCACCTTCAGCGGGAAGATTTGGTATTCTTCCACCAGGCTGACGAACCAGTTGAAACAGTCGTGATAGTCCACATAGTTGTCTCCGGATAGCTGAAGCAGACCACGCTCGATGAAAATGTTATAGGGAACGCCATCCCTCTGTATTGCTTCGTCAATCCTTTCCGCTGGCAGGAAAAACTTTGCAAAGACGAAAAGGTCGCCGTCTTTTTCGATGACCGCCGTGCAGGCGGTCAAGTCTCTTGTCTGCGACAGATCTATGCCGCCAACGCAATAGCTGTTTCTGAAATCTTCCAGTTTTAACGGTTCACCACTTGCCTTTTCGACAATGTGCGCATCAAGCCATGCAAGACTGCTGTTCTGTTTTATGCAGCAGTATTTTGTCAAGAATTCAGCTTTTTTTGAAAGGCTTCCTTCTGCTATGGCGATTTCCTCAAGCATGAAGTCAACTGGAATGGAAACGCCAAGGTTCGGGTTGCTCTTTCTCAGTTCGTTGATATCGTTCCATTTTTCGACATCATCAATCATGTAGAGAAAAGGCAACAGCTTTTTTTCTCTGCTGTCGCCCATTAAAAACCGTGTGCTGCGCTTGATCAGTTCGTCATAAATGGAGTCATTGACGTATCCGGATGTTGTACAGGATAGAAGAAGCCCGTCAGGCCTTGCGCCCATGCCAGACTTCATGACCTCATACTGTTTCAGGCCTTTGTCCCCTTCCCACGCAGCCACTTCATCGCAGATGCACAGCGAAGGGTTGAAGCCATCTGACTTCTTTGCATTGAAGGCAATCTTTTTTACAGTGCTGTTTGTCCCTGGAATCAGCAAGTCAGTCATCCTGTGGCGTGCCAGCATTGAATCATCGTTTATCCGTTTATTGTGCATGTCCTTTTCGGATGCCGCTTCTTTCAACGCTTGCCACTCTGGGTCAAGCGTTATCATCTGCCAGATGTTGTTATAAACGATGTCAGCCTGTTCCAGCTTCGGTGCAAGGCAATAAACTCTTGCGCCGTATCCGCCTATTACTCTGAAGACGTAGTTCCCAACGTCAGACGCAACCTGAGACTTCCCGTTTTTCCTCGCTACGACAAGAACGACCTCACGGAACTGCCTGTTCCCGTCCTTGTCAACAATGCCGAAGACTGCAGAGAAAAAAGCCTTCTGCCACAACTCAAGCTTCAGTGTATTCGGTGCAAGCACACCCTCTGTGTGGAAGCAATGCGATTCTATCCAGTCAATGGCCTGTGTCGCTTTTCCCTGATCGAAGAAGAACTGTTTTTCTTCAAGCCCAGTGATGATGTAATCATACACAAGTGCTACCCACTTGCCGACGCACACAGTTCCGTCTTTAATTTTTTGATAATATGTGAAGATAAAGTTATCTTGCCTTTTCGCAGTCTTTCTCATGCTTTTTCAGGCTCATCTCTCGCAACTCAAAAAATCTGACTTACACGGGCGGTTTTGTCAGTCTAATTTGATTGACAAAACGAGGGGGACGTCAAGCAGCGGCCGAACTCATCAAACCGATAGCGTTTTTCTTTCCCGTGTACAGCCGCATGACATTCACGGCATAGAAGCTGAAGATTGTTTAAGTTCAATGTTATGTCAGGATCATTGACATTCAATGGCGTGATGTGCTGTTTGTGGTGGACGATCTCCCCTGCAGTATAGATGCCACTTGCAAGACAACGTTCGCACAGTCCGCCCCTGAATGATACGTAAGCGTTCCTGCAGTCGTGCCACGCCTGACTGTTGTAGAATCCTTTTGCATATTCTTTTGCCATAGATCCCCGCCACTCTTCCCGACAGTCAAAAAGAACAAAAACCCTGCCCACGCAGAACAGCACCATGCAGGAGTAAGAGCATGAGTTATTCACGCTGCCCTTTCACGTTTCCAATGAATACGGCATCCCCACCAATGCCGTTGACCCGTCCACGCCTGCCTGTTGTGGACACTTCCATGCTATGACTTGCCTAAAAGGCAAAGGATGTGGTTTCCCACATCCTTTTTGACGATAACACTATATCACATTTATGACCTTATTTTTCCGCTCTTTTTCCGCTTTTCACATTGCGGACACATAACCCATCTCATAGGCGATCAGTCCAATGATCTTGTTTATGCGCTGATAGACTGCTGACTTTTGAAGATGCACGATCATCCCTGCGCCTTCCGGAGTATATTCGTTTCTCCAGTAAACAAGGTCAATGATCTTCAGGTCAACAGAATCAAGCTGTTCCAGTGCTCTGTCTATTGCGGCGACAGTAATCTCCAGCCGCCTTATGTACGGTGATGACACCATCCTCATTGCGATATTCTCGGTTGTACGTCCTGATCCACCACCATCCACACCCGCTGTCAACGAATAGCCTTGCACCGCTGAAGGAATCATATCCGCTTTGATCTCATTCAACTGCCGCTTGTCCTCTTTGTAATATCGCAGTTGCCATTCAACGGTTGACTTGATATCCGACGCAAGGCTAAATCTGTACCGCATCCTTGTATTCCTCTTGCCACCATGACAGGTCTTTCGGTGCGAGTTCTTCCACGCTGATGCCGAAGACCTTCTCAAACATCTCTGCGTTTGTGATTAAAACGCATTCACTGCATGTTTTTGTGTTTTCCATCTCTCACACCTCATGCACCCATATTCCATACCGCTGAAGCATAAGCTTTCGTTTGATGGTGAAGATCTGATATGCCGTTCCTTTCCGGTATCCCTTTGCGTCTTCAACCCGAAGCTTGTTGTTCCACTTCTCGAAGAATGCAAAGTCGGCAATGTATACAGTTTCCCTGATGTGCTTCTTGCCGTACTGCTGGGCATCAATGACCGTGAACCGTTTCTGACATTCAAGGCCATAGATTTCTCCACGTTTCTGTTTGTCCATCAGGATCAGATAGCGGTCAGCTTCGTGCTTTGAATCGAACCATCTACCATCAAGAAAGACCCTCTTTGCTCCGAATTTATTCAACTTCTTATTCCTCCGCTTCTATGATAGTTGGTGCGCTTTTCACTCTGTGATAGCATTCTTCAAATGTCCCGAGTGATTGCTCTGCTTTGATAGTCATCACGTATTTTCTTGATTTTTTCATTCTCTTGACCCATTCATAGCATAACGCGATTGATTCCCTGAGTGATGCTTTAAGTGCATCACTGTCTATCAAATCCCCATGTGGTGTAGGCAATTCACCGAGCGGACACCAGTCTGGGCGGTCTTGATTCACTTTCCGAAGCGGGATATATCCTGTGGCCTGACATCCAAGACCTCCAAATGCGTCTGCCGTTTTGCACGGGCAAGACTCACAGTTCTTTGGCATCTTCATGCCCTTAACTATTACACTCATATATCATTTTCCTCCTCTGCCTTGATGATGGTTGGAGCGTCATCAATTAGCATAGCGGTAAACTCATACGGCATTTTGCCAGTGTGACAAACAAGCGTATGGAAGCCATCACTTTTCAGCGCATCCGCATCAATCAGCCGCCCGTGCTTCGGGACGTGAACGAGAGAGAATTCTGTGGAGTCCAGTCCGTCCTCGTTGTCAACTACGATTGCGGCGTGACCGTTCGGACTTACGAGAACGTACGCATCGTAAACAGTTGCCATGTCCGCAAATTTTGGTTTCGGCATCTCCATGTCCTTAATCAGTATGCTCATCTCTCGTCCTCCTTCTGCAACTCTTCTATAAACTCACCGTTTTCCAACTTGTAAAAGGTATCTGCCTTCAGAATCTCACCATCAATCATGGCTGACTTTACACATATGCACGGATAACCTTCGCCATCCCAGTCACCATATTCAGTCAAAGTAATCCACGTTCCAACAGGAGCTTTGATTTTCCCATTTCTTCCAACGCACGCAACAACAGCATGATCACTTTCACATACAATCTTTGCACCATCGCCCGAACTGCCGATCTGTGCAAATCTGCCCGAACTGCCGATCTTTGCACCATCGCCCGAACTGCCGATCTGTGCACCATCGCCCGAACTGCCGATCTTTGCACCATCGCCCGAACTGCCGATCTGTGCACCATAGCCCGAACTGCCGATCTTTGCACCATCGCCCGAACTGCCGATCTGTGCAAATCTGCCCGAACTGCCGATCTGTGCACCATAGCCCGAACTGCCGATCTGTGCACCATCGCCCGAACTGCCGATCTTTGCACCATAGCCCGAACTGCCGATCTGTGCACCATAGCCCGAACTGCCGATCTGTGCACCATCGCCCGAACTGCCGATCTTTGCACCA